TAAGATTAAATATATTTTACAAATATAACACTTTTTGTTATTTATATTTTACTTTAACTTTTATTTAACATTACCTTTGATGTAAAGATAAACCCTAATTTTAAGTGTTATCCTACTGCAAAAGGTAAGCACTTGCAACCTTATACATTTCCTGCATCTTTCTAATCTCACCTATATTTCTTGGTAAATTAATAACCACTTGTATATCTTTAACGTGATGTATGTAACATTGTATAACTGCAATTATTTCTCCGTAGCTCATAATTAATTTTTATCTTAATATTATACAAATATATACAATATTAATATATAAAATAGTTTCCTTTGTTTGGATTCTCTAAATGTGATGTTGCTGCATATCTCATTGCATCTATTGCGTGATTATAAGCATCTATTGGTTTATTCATTTTAACTCCTGTTTTATCTACCATCCAAATATAGTTTCTTAATTCGTTTATTAGATTCTTACTTCTTGATGTGATATATATTTTGTTTTGATTGATTAAATTTAAGCCAAATAAGATACTATCTTTACCTTTTGATACAGGTAATACATTATGTCCATAACTATTCAACTCAGCTATTGATTTAGGTTCTGCACTATCAGCATAAACAATATCATTAACATCATTTGATTTTAATAAATTAGATATTTCACTATTCAATAATCCTTTCTTATAAATAACCTCATCAAATATATAAGCATCATTGTATTTATACATAGCAACTAAACTTGTTGGGTCATTACTGTAACCAAAATCCATTCCGTAACATAATACCCTTGCTTCTGTTGGTAAATCTATTTCATTCCAATCTGTAATACATACACCTTCTAAACTGCCTGTTTGTCCAAGTCCATATACTTGCCACCAATTAGCCCAATAAGAACTTGTTAGTGCTTTTACTTTTGCTGATTCTATTTCTTTTATTATAGTATCACTTAATGCTTCATTATCTAAATACGTTAATGTAATAAAGTCTATATTATCTTGAGTTAATATTTCTTTATCAACCCAAAATGCAGAAGCAGGATTATAATCTAACCATATATCTCCAGATGTTCTAATTGCCATTTGGTAATAGCTTTCAAAATCTATGTTGTTACATTCATTTACGTATAATATGTTTCTTCTTGCTCCTCTTAATTTATCAGGTTGGTCCACAGAAAAGAATTCAATATAACTACCGTTAGCAAATGTGTACTTTAAAGTAGATTTATTAAACTGGTCATCATTATACCTACCTAAAGCCATTATAATCTTTAAGAAGTCTTTTAAAGCACCTCTACGTAAATGTGGAATAGATTCAGATACAACACTTATTTCAAGCATTGGTTCTTTTATTGCTTTATCAATTAATAAAGGAAGTATTCCAAAAGTTTTACCTGCTGAAGTACCTCCTCTAATAACTTTAATACGTTGCTTTAAACGTGATAACTTCTTTATTGCAGTAGTTAATACAAACTCCATATAATAGTGTCTTAAATGTCATCAAAATTGATGTTAAAGATAGGTTGCTCATTTGTTACTGTAATGTCTTTTGTTTCTCTTGGTTTACCTGCATAATAGTTATAGAATAATTGTGTGAATTTAAAGTCACCATTCTCTAATCCTTTTTCTAATGCCATAAATGCTATTGGTTCTAATGCTCCAAGTTTTTCAAGTAACTTTACTTCTTCTGCTTTAGATTTACGTCCTGCACTTTTATTACCACCGTTGTATTTTCTTTTATCTTCCATAATCAAATAATATCATTATTGAATTAAAAATAAATAAAATCTATTATTGTTTATCTTTAAATCCTTTTTTCAATCTCATTAAATTATTTGCTCTTTCTTTTATTTGTTTAAATTGCTCATCAATTTGTTCTCGATATTCTTTATCAGTAAAATTTAATTTTAAATTATTTTTTGATTCACATATTTCATTACAGTATAAAGCATCAGTAAATCCTGTATTTATAATCTTACTACAACAATTACATAATGTAGCACCTTTACCGTTGTTAAATTTGTGAATTGGTTTCATAATAACTCTATTTCTTGTTTAACTTCTTGCCAATAATCAATAGGATGTATACCAAATATATCTTTTTCACTTAATAAGTGTGTATTTAATATCTCATCAACTGCTATTAATGCACATTGTTTAGCCATTATTGAATTACCGTTAATAAAAAGATTATGATATTTAAGATACAACTCTATTGCCTTTTCTTTTGGTGTCATAATTGTTTTTTATAAATTTCTAATAGTTCTTCAAAATGTTCTTTTTTATAAGTAGTGTCTAAATTAGTTTGCTCATCTGCTAACCATATACAAAACCCAATAGCAAATTCTTCTGCTATAACCTCTAACTGAACTTCTCTTATTTGAACTCTTGGGTCAGTATCTAACCATTGTTTAAACTTTTCTTTCATTCTGTTCCTTTTTTTATTAAATAATACCATAGCCAAATTAACTTTGACCTTATAAATTCATAAGCTAATAAAACTAATATATATTTCATTCTTCATCGGTTTTATATTCCCAGAAGTATTCACATTCTAATCCTTCATTAGGTGGTTTACAAAAGTATGATTGTCTAAACTTACTTGGTTCTGCTTTATATCTATAACACATAGATGCTAATTCGCAGTAGTTTCCTGAACACATTGTCACATCTGGCATAGTTCTTTTTTTAGTTTAATAAAATCTTTGTTTGCTTCCCACCATTTTTTATTAATGGCTTTTATTTTATCTTTATTGTTTGCTCTATAGTTACGCATATAAGCAGCGTGTTCTTCTTTTGTTTTAGTTGGTATGTATATTCCCATCTTATTTCTTTTTATTATGTTCTATTACTTTCATATTCATATCGTAGATAGCTTGTAAGCGTAGTATCATTACTTCTTGATGTTCTGTTCCTTTTGTTTCATTAAGAAGGTTGGTTAACTGTTCTATTATTTTGTATTCGTATCTTGCTTTTTCCATTTGTTTTATTCTTAAATTACTTTCTTCTAATTTAATTTGCAATTCAGATATTTTTAAAGTTCTCTTTTTAAGTTCTAACTTTAACTCATTGTTGTTTTCTGTATTTAAAATGTTTTCTTCTTCCATTTGATTTATAATTATGTTTTTTAAATATCTTAATTCATCGTTAAACTTTTCATACATAGAATAATTATTTAGTGAATGTATTACAGTTGCGTGATTCTTATTTACTGAATCAGCCATTTCTTGTAATGTCATTTTAGGTTTAAAATGTTTAATTGAATGAAAGTATAATGCTCTTGCTTCAATTATATTATGTTTCCTGCTGCTTTTACAAACATCTATATTTGTTTCTTGCTTTATTATCTGTTTTATTCTTTCTGTTATTTCCATTTGTTTTTTAATTATAGTGTTTTGGATAAGGCATTTCTGTTAATAAACATTTCTTTTTCCATTTTTGATTTATAAATTTAATATATCTAAATTGTCTTAATTCAGATTTTTCTGCTTCATCTTTTTTACTTTGTAAATATGCAGCAGATTTTGACAATTTTGGATTTCTTGTCATTAAACTGTTATGGTATATTTCATTTTCTAAAGTCCAAAAAATAGAACTATGTTCACCGTAAAAATTAAATGATGCAGCTTGATAAACAATTCCAAAACCACCACATCTTTCATCTGCAAAAGATTGAATCCATTTTATTTTAGGAAACTTTCTTTTAATATATTTTATTGAAAAACTTATTGCCCTACTTTCTGGATAATTACCAACATTATCTTTTATCCACATTCTATTAAGTTCTAAATATTCATCAATAGATGTATCTTTAACAATACTGCCTTGAGATGCTGGATTCATTGCGTAACCATATTGCAAACATCCTATAATACCTGTTTTATCAAATAATCCTAAATGAATATAAGTTGCATTATAAAATTTTTTAGAATAATGATTATCAATAATTATTTTATTAGCAATTTTTCTATTAATTTCTTTTATATAAAATTCATCATTACCAAATCCAATACAATCAGCTTCACCATATAAACTTATTTGTTCCGATAATATATATTTATTTTCCATTATAATACTCCTCTTAATACATATTGATTTAAATCTA